ATGGTTGACAAAATCTTGGAAGTTGTATTGGAAGTGTTGTTTTTCTTTCGCAGAAAGAGAAAAGCTAAAAGAATGAAAGGGCAGGTTGATGAGGAAGATTGACCTGATTGTGATCCACTGTTCCGCCACTAGGGCGGACAGGGATTTCACGGAAGATGACCTGGACGTGTGCCATCGCCGTCGTGGTTTCAACGGTGTGGGGTATCATTTTTAAACTCTTTTATATATTTTAGGTACATTGAAACCACGAAACAAAAACTTTGAAAAAATTCCGTCTACGAAAATCGTACTGGTAGCGGGGTATTGGCTACCAATCAGAAAAAATGAAGTCCCCCCAACCCGAAAGACGGAACAAAACATAAACTAGAGAGAAATACTGTTACACATATAAAGAAAGTCACCACAACTTCACAGCTATGGTGGCTTAATAGAATAAAAATGTAATTTTGACCTTATAACGGTCTATTTGACACAAATTTTAAACGTATTGTTTGTTTGATGTCGTTTTTAGGGGATACAAAGATAATATTTTTTTGAATTTTAGAAATTGTAATTGACAGAGAATCCTACATACATATCAACCTTTTTGTGATATAATCCATAACCTAGTCCTATTGAAGGCGAGAAATGGAATTTCTTTGTCTTATATGTAATTTTATTTATTGTTTGAATTTGATTTTTATTAAAAATGGATATACTATCCAATGAAGCTCTGTAACCGCTTACAACAACTCTATATGTGGTATCTTCATATACTTTAATCTCAATTGGTACATCAACAGGAACTAAAACTGAATCTGTATTATATAGGGTATCTCTTACTATTTTGTCTACATATCTGATATGAGATTGAGGTTTGATAATGGTGATTGTATCTCGTTTAATGATAGTAATGGTATCTGTTTGGGGTATCTTTTCTTCTTTCCTATTATTAGAATAGCAGCACTTCAAACAGATAAGAAGAACAAATATAAGTAATAATGGTAATTTAATTTTCATAATAGCCTTTTCTTATTATGTTCTTAATAAGAAAGGCTATGAGTTACTAAGTCAATTTGGTAAGTACTTTCTTTTCGGTTTTCAATTCATCAGGGATTTCAATATTGTATCTCTCCAGTTGTTGGCAGATATATTCAATCTTCCAACCCTTATCAGCCAATAGTGAAGGGCTATGAATATACTTGTAAGCCGCATTATTGGCTCTGTTTTGTAAGATGTACTCTTTATCGATTACGTAATTGGCGACCTTAATAAGTAACTCCTGATTATCTTTCAGAACGTCACGTAACATATAATATAGCACTCCAATCCGTTTTATATCATACCCCTTATATTTGACAATTTCATTTTCTATATCTATGTCCTCTTCTATAACACTAATTTTGGGCTTACTTGAATTAATGAAATACTTATAATACAGATTTTCATCATAATGGTCGGATGGAGATATACTTACTTTCAATCCCCTTCTAATCATTTCGTCATATATGATGTAGGAATCCTCTATATTTACCCCTTCAAAAATACCTGTCTCTATTTCAATTACCAAATTAAAGAACAAGTCTTCAAGCGATTGAATCGGATAGCAACGATTAATGTATTCAATGACCTCTATATTTTCAAAATTAGAGGAAAGCAGTTCGGACAATACAGAGCGTGATAATTGGAATGAATCAATTATTTCATTTATCTTGTATCCATAGATATTGCAGAATGGTATAGTAACTAATGTACTTTTATCAAAGGATTGTAATGTTCCAATAATCTTATTAAGTAATTCAATCCATTGTTTAGTCTTGACGGTGCGAAGTAATTTGGTTTCTTGCTTTAAGCAGAGTATAACGGTTAAGTTATATATGTACTTATCCCGAAGCTCACTGTTATGTGTTGAGTGTTGGATTATACCATATACTAAGCTATATTCGTCACCTTCTATTACATCTTTAATAAAGTCTGTATCAGTTATATATCTTATATCCATAATATCAGTATTTGATTGACAAAAATACACAATTGTTTTGGATTAATCCAATAAGTCTTGGATTATCCTATTGGATTATGTTTGGATAATCCAAAGCGTAAAATCTTCAATTTTCCTGTTTCTAAGCGGTATCTTTGCAACATCAAAATGAAAATAAATTGAGTATAAACAATTAAAAATAAAAAAGTTATGAATAAATTTTTATCAGAAAAAATGAACAATCCAAAGTGCGAAGCAATTCAAAGTGCAAAGACAACTTTAAAGTATTTAAAGGAAGTAAGGAATAACAAGCTCATCCAAGCGATAAAGCAAGGCAAAGGCAATGATATGTTGAAACAGATAGCCATCAATGCGATAGTTGATGAGATTAAGCTAGCTATCTTAATGAAGGGATATTCAGGTAAAATAGAAAATTTTGATGTTGACCTATTTATCTTTAAAAATTTCAAAAGGTCTTTATTCTCTGTTACTGCAAGTGACCTTAAAGTAATAAGAGCAGCCGTGAAATCATTTAATAATGTACAACGTATAAGATTGGATGAATTTAATTTCATTAATGTTGAGTATATTTCAGTTGTTGAAGAACCACTAACAGAAGAACCAGTAGCAGTACCAGTTACCGAAAAACCGAAAGAAGAAGCCATTACTGTTGAAGCCGAACCAGTTTCCAATGAAACACTACCTGTACTTAATGATGAAATAATTGATGTTGATGCAGAAGAGGTAGAAGAACTTGAAGCAGAGGAAGTTCCCACAGATGAACGAGATTATATAAATGTCAATGCAGATGTCGAAATAACAGGTAATATAGCGGTAGTGTATTGTGAAAATAATAACGTGCCACATATCCAAATGATACTCTTTAAATATAGAAATAAGAGAAATAATTTGCTAGGTAATGAATTTATATTCAAGGATATTCATCTGTCAGATGATGGTCTGTTTAATATCGAGTTACAATAATTTTAGTAATAATTTAAATTTTAAAAAAATGAGAAAAAACAAAAAATTCAACGTACTAGAAATGTACGTAGTTAGTGAGAGTGTTTTGTTGAAGGTAATCGAAAGTCTTGAATCAACCGAATGGTTTGAGCAGAAGGTAATAGTAAGTCCAAATAGTAAAAATGAACTGTCAGCACACTTCTCCAATGGGCAGATGACTTTTGGTCGAGAGCGAAATGGATTCATAATATTCCTTGAAGCTCCAATATATGATGATTATCCGTGCATTATTGGACTCAAAGAAATTAAAAGAGATTTAATAAATAAGTTAAAGTCTCTAGCAGATAACTTTGAAACTAGTATGCAGTATGCTGAATCTTTTTATTCTTATAGTGAGAGGGCTGAAATAGAAGAAGAATGTTTAGAGGGGTAGTTTTTTTCAGGGGGGATAGTTTTTTATATAGGGGTATTGTTTTTCTAGCTAGAAATTAATTTAATATGTAGTTTTTAATCTTGATTCTTAATATGAGCGCTCATAATTTAATTGCTAGTAGTCTGTGAAAGATAACTGGTATATCTTGAATCCCCTTCTAAATATATAGTTACTACCATTACATAATAGATATTGATAAGGAATAATCCTCAATAACACGATGATTGAATACCTCAATAGTACCATCATACACCAATCACACGACACACAACATACCATAATCCAATCATAACTATTAAATTGAAGAAATCAATAAAAATAGATATTCAATTGAATTTATATTTGTTATGATTATAGGTTTGTATATCCTGTTTTGGGAACGACTATAACATAGATATATCAATATCATAAACCTGAATGAAACCTGAATATTACGATAGCTATCTTAAATACCATTGGTTGAATAATCATAACCTGATATTCCAAGCCATCATTATATCAATTACTAATCAATCATTATACATCAATCAGACATTCAATTAGATTGATAAATCCCTATTTACCATATTGATAGATAACATATCACCATCCATATCAACCAATTACCAACCACCAATTAACCACCATCTAAATTTGTTTTAAATCAAATAAAAACCAAATTGAAAACCAACGAAATTTGAAAAATGAAAAAACGAGAAATGAAATAAAAATAGAACTAAGAAAAATTCAAAATAAAAATTGAAATCCAAAATCCAAGTTAAGGAGAAAATTAAATTTCAAAAATTTTCAAATCAATTAATTTTACCGTTTAATTTGGGTTAAAAACCATTAATGATAAAATTTCGATGAAAAGGGAAATTTTTGTAAGTAGTAAAAATAAATTCAATTAAAAGTGGATTGATGTATTAAAATTGAAAAGAGAAATTAATAGAAAATTGATTTAACACGTTTAACATCTAACTTTGTGGCACACAACAGGCAAAAAGGTACTGTTTATTTGATGTAAAAAAATTATTAACTCAAAATTATATGTATATGGAAAAGGATTTTTTGATAATGCAAGTAGACGAGCGTATAAGACTAACAAAAGAGCTTGTACGAGATTTGCAAAAAGCTATCGAAGTGGTAAATAGCTTTAATAATAAGGTATTTAATAAACGGTTGGTATCTGCTATTCAGGCAGCAATTAAGAATGATATTTATACAGATTCATACTATAAAAATAGATTGGTATTAAGTCAAAAGAAGGGGAACGAACTAATATATAAAGAACGTTCCTACTACCTCAAAAGACGTGAAATATATTTGTTTATCGCTCTTACTGATAATAGAATAGATTCAGAGAAAACAGTTCTCAATATCCAGAACTCAATAAACCAAGAATTAAAAAATATTGAGGACTTAAAAGAAAGTATCTTGCTTTTTGATAAGGAAAAACAAGAACGGGACTATATCACCAAGTTAGCACAACAGTATGAAAAGAAGTACCCGAAATATATCAAAGGTGCATTCTCATTTACAAATTATAAATATGAAATATAATTATTAATCAATTAAATTTTACAGATATGAAAACTTTAGATTTATTTTCCAGCAACAACGAAGTACAAGTAATTAACAACGAAATTACAGTTGAAAACATTCTTTTGTCAGAAGCCGACGAAAACCAGTTATTGAATGCTATTTCGGATAATAATGTATATTTTGAGCCTTTTACAGAGGTTGAAAAAACAAAGGGTATCACCTTACAACAACTAAAAGAAAGTAGTGATATAATGGACATCAAAGGCGATTTATCCAACGAAATAAACGCCTACCAACTAATCAATGAAGTAACAAGTATTTGTAATGAGTTCGGATTAACCTACGAAATAAAAGACTTATTTGTAGCGGATAACAAGAATAAGGCTTTAGGCAACGGTATTTCGATTAATAAACAGTTGTGCGAAGCCTACCAAACAGAGAATCAAACCACTAATATACCGTTTAAGGCTGTTACTTTCAATCGTGTATTTGCTAATATCAATCTAACAGATTTAAGTAATAGTACACACGTTGCTAATATCGTAGTGGCAAGTAACCAAAAAGGGCTGCAAGTGGCTATCGGTGCACACTGCTACGCTTGCCGTAACCAAACAATATTAGGAGCTAAGAATATGGCAAGCACCTACGGAACAAACGACAAAATAAAGAATATAAGCGACTTTATAGAACGTGTTCGCCAAATGATTAAGGACTATTCATTTGATAGAGATGTTAATATATTAAACAAAATGAAACAAATAAGAATTGATAGTAATACTATCTATCAAATGATAGGCGAACTAACAGCGATTAGATGTGCTTTTGATTCTAAAATAAAGAGTATCAAAGCATTAATAAGTAGTGACGTTTACCCGTTAAATCAAAGCCAAATTTGTAAGTTCACGGAATCACTACTACTGACATTCAAGACAAAAGGCGTGTTATCCTTGTATGATGTTTATCAGAGTGCGACCGCATTATATAAGGTTGCAAGTATGGACTTGCCGAACGTCTTACCACAGGGCAGCGCATTTGCCAACTACTTAAATCAAAGGTATGATTTAGGAATGTAACCAGTATTATTTAATCCTACCTGTTTGGGCTAGCTATTAATTTAGCTAGCCTTTTTTTGTTCCTACCTGATTGATAACTAAATACTTTCCGTTTATCTTTTCATCACCTACTACCAATATTCAACGACCTATTTTAAAGCGATATAAGCCACTCTAATACATTATTGATATATCCCTATGTCATTGGATTGATAAGCCAATATAGACCAAATAAACAGCCAATAAGAATGATTAAATAATAACTTAATATATTGATAATCAGATGTATAAAATGTTTATTGGTTAAATTTTTTTAATATTAATTCATAGGTGGGGTAATGTTTTTTAACAAGTAGTACCCCCTTCCAAACCCACCCTTCACTCCTCCGTTCGAGAAAGCCATTTTTTGAGTTTTTTGTCTCGTGCGGACGTACGAGATGGAAAAAGGAACGTGCGTACACACACGTACATATATCAATTTAATGATTAATGACATAATTACAAAAAGAAGAAGATGAAAATAATCCATAAGAATAACGACCTAGTTTTCAACCTTGAATTATACGATTCTGATAATCAATTAATTAATATTGATGATTTGAAAGGTGTTGATATTGAGCTATTTACATTAACTACAAAGGAAGATAACTATATCAGATTAACCAAACAAGACATAACAGATAACACAATACATATAGACAATTCCCAACTTCAAAAATTGGAAGAAGGAATCTTGTACATAGTTGTGCATCTCACTTTTTATGATAGCAGCTTTCCCGATGGCTCTTATGACTACACACAGAAATTAGAAACTAATTACTATATTCAATGAAAATAAAACTAAAATTAGAAGATAAAGACATTAAAATAAAGATTCGGTTAGCTAATGTAAGCGTAAATAGTGAATTTGATATAATGGGGTACGATGGTAGTGAGCAGCCATTATTCAGTTATCTTGAATACTCAAAAGATATATTCAAAAACTGGGATGATAGTCAGTCAGGCTTAATGAGTAAATTCAGAAACGATAAGGATTTGATATTTTGCCCTCTAGTTGATACAAGTAAAGCTAATAATATGCAGGCAATGTTTTCAAACTGTACTAACCTGATGCAAGTTCCATTGCTAAATACTGCTAATGTGATGCACTTTGATGATATGTTCTATAACTGTACTAGTCTGACTACCATTCCTCAATTTGACACCACTAACTTATATAGTGCTCAATTGATGTTTGGTGGTTGTTCCCAATTAATATCATTGCCACTGTTTGACTTTACAAAAGCCGAACAATTACGAAGTATGTTGCTAGCTTGTAGTGAGTTGGTGGAACTTGGTGGCTTTACCAATTTAGCAGTCAATTTAGACTTGTCTTCATCACGTAAGCTATCAGTCGATAGTTTGATGAACGTGATTAACCAAGCCAAAGACTTATCTGAAACAGACAATGCAACTCTTACGTTGGGAACTACCAACATTGCTAAATTAACCGAAGAACAAATCGCCATAGCCAGTGCAAAGGGCTGGACTTTAGCCTAAATAACGAATAAAAATAAATACCAATGAAAGAATTAATATTAAATGAAAATAACGGCAAATTTGAATCCATCATTAATTTAAAATCAGAAAAATTGATGATTCAAATTGAAGGAGCTACTTCATTAATCTTGTATGCGAGCGTTGATGGCGTGACTTGGATTGAACACACATCAAATATCGATATAGCTGATACTGACATCATCAATATAGTGAACGCCAAATTTATGATGTATCTAAAAATCGAATCCTCAAATAACGTTACCATTAAAATACTTGACTGATGATTTACATAGATTTCAAAAATATAGATATAATGGGAGTTGCTGATACAGGTGGTAGTGGGGGAACTGATTTATCCAATTACTATACTAAGAATGAGACAGATACCAAGCTAACTACTAAAGTTGATAAAGTATCAGGAAAGGGCTTATCTACTAACGATTTCACTAGTGCTGAAAAGACAAAATTAGCAGGCTTATCTAACTACAATGATACAGCAATAAAACAACAAATAACCGACATCAATGCAGCTATTGGCGATATTGGAGATGTGTTGGATTTAATTAATGGAGAGGTGATTTAATGGCAATAACTAATAAATTAAATAAGCTATTAGAAACAAAAGAAGCCATCAAGACAGCAATTAAAGCGAAGAATGTTGCTGTTGCTGATAGTGAACCTTTCTCTTCATATCCTTCAAAGATAGAATCCATAACAAGTGGTGGTGGAACTGGTGAAAGTGGTTTGGATTGGTCTGCTATCGGTTATTCAAAAGAGCCTGAATCTTTTACCAATGCTTTTGATTATGCAAAATCAATTTATGATAACTGGAATATGAGCGATACTATATATTTCAATGGTGATGCAAATTTGGTGTATTTTCCATTTGTAGATACAGTATTTGTTACTAACCTTGATAATTCATTTAGTTATTGTTCAGCTTTACAAGAGCTACCACTGATTAATACGTCAAATGTAAATTCAATGACTGGTGCGTTCACTAATTGTTCGAGTTTGAAGAGTATCCCTTTGCTTGATACCAGTAATGTAACTAATTTCAATCAGGCGTTTGCCTATTGCAAAAATTTGCAGGAAATTCCTGAATTGAATACTAGTAACGCTACAACGACTTATGGGATGTTTAGCGATTGTACGGCTTTGGTAACAATACCACTCATAGACACATCTAAGGTTGAGAATATGAATAATATGTTTAGCAACTGTTATGCCCTAGAGGTAATTCCTGAATTGAATACTTCAAATGCGACTACGGTAGATTCAATGTTTAGTATGTGTTATAAGTTGAATAATCTTCCATTACTTGATTTTACCAATGTAACAAATGCCCCAAATTTCTTGGGGTATAACTGGGACACGAATATGGCAATAACAACCCTAGCAGGCTTTCATAATTTGAGAATTAATTTTGATGTGTCGAATTGTGTAAACTTGACAGCCGAATCACTGATGAATATAATCAATGAAGCACTTGATTTGTCAGTAGGTGGTTTGATGTGTACATTGAATTTAGGCTCAAACGTTGAAAAACTAACCGAAGAACAGATAGCCATAGCCACGAGCAAAGGATGGACTATCGCATAATAATGAATAAAAAACAAATACAGAAATGAAACAATCAACATATACGGTTCAAATCATAGAACCAACTAGCGGTCACGTTCTGACCCAAGCGTCTGACATCGATTTAAAAGACAGAATATTCAGCGAAAAAATATTTCTAGGAGTAAATGATAAAATAGAAAATTGGAAGGAAATAACAATTAAAGAAGCTGATAATTTAAAACAGAAACAAAGAGATTTGATAGAAAAAGAATTAAAGAAATAAATTAATTTTTATGTAAAAAAGAAGGGGTTGAAATTGATTTTTCAATCCCTTTTGCTATTTATATATAAAAGAGATAATTATGTGTAACACAAACAATATTCTATTTCGAGTTGATAATAATCTGTATGCCCAAATGAGCAAAATCAAAACTAATTATAAGTTCAGAAGTAATGCAGAACTAGCTAAAACCATTGTGAACGTCTTCTGCAATATCTATTCTCAAAAGAAACGCAAAGAAGAAACCATTGAAGATATATTCAAAGAATTGGAAAATGGTGAATCGATGTTTGAATATGAAAAGCCGAAAAGAAGTCAGGCAAAACGTACCCAAATCACTCTAAATGAGTACTTAAATAACGGAGAAATACTATTAAAAGATGATATTGAATAATAAGTTTGTAAACGAGAACTACATCTATCCTGAACAATACGTACCCTTTTCTGCCAACCTCAAAAACAAGCAATATATCGATAACTGGTTATCACGGAACTACAAAGCCCTGTTCGTCAAGTTCTCTAGGAATGATGATAAAATAACGAAAAAGGGATACTGTAAACGTGACGTTTTACACGAAACAATAATCAGGATATATATCAATAAGGTTAAATACAAGAATCAGGAAGATTGTGATTCTCAACTAAATAACTTCTTTCATATCAAATTAAAATGAGCAGAAATAAAGACTACATAAAGCTGATTAATTGTCATAGATGGCGGAAATTGAGGAATGAGCAACTAATGAGGAATCCATTGTGTCAAGTATGTGGTGATATTGCCACCGAAGTTCATCATATCCGACCTGTTGAATCAGAAAAGGAATATGATAGAATGGAAACTTTAGCCTATGACACCAATAACCTTCAATCGCTTTGCCATAAATGCCACGCTGACACTCATATAGCTATGAAGAGAAACAAAAAACAAATAAATCAAATAATAAATAGGAATAAATTGAATGATTTCTTCAATAAATATTTCAAATAAAAACATAAACTAAAAAAGAAATAAAAATGAATTTACTAAATATATTAAAAATCGATAAGAATATTCGTAAGCTGATTACCTATTTAACTGAATTACTGACGGAGAAAGGACTCTATGATAGTTCCCTTGACATACAGATATTCAATGTGGCTTGTCTGCTATTCCAGTATAATAAATTGGTTAACACATTCGTGAATAGCGAAACAATTGTTGCTAATGCTGTAAGAGGACAGCAAGAACGTTCATATAAGAAGAATCCAATTTTGAACGAGCTAGTCAATTGTTCTGAATCCCTTCGCAAAAACTTAAAAGAACTAGGATTGTCTTTGGATGCGAAAGTAACTGCGGTGGCAGATACAGACCCTTTATCAAACTTGATAAGTGCTATGAATAATATTGATAATGAGTAACCTTAATGACTAAAGATGAAATAATTGAAAAAATAAAGCTCTATGAAATACCAACCGAACAATTAGATAATATAGATAACCGAATTACTCAATATGTCATTGACAACCTAACCAATTATGATGAACACAATAAGTATGAAATATTAGCTGTTTTGCGTTTCTTGGATTTTCTTCAAAGGGAAGATTTAGTACTAAAGAAGAATGAGGTAAAGAAATTTTTCACATTCTACGAAACACTAAAATTCCCTTCCAACAAAGGGATGCAAAGTTTCCAATTAACTCCTAATCAGTGTTTTATATTTGCTAATATTTTAGGTTTTTATTATAAAGAAAGTGGTTATAGAGTATGTCGTGATGCGCTTTTGTTTTGTCCTCGTAAATGGTCTAAAACCACTTCTGTTGCTTCTTTAGCAATCTTTGATTGTTTGTTTGGTGACGCAGATTCGCAGGCGTATGTAGCTTCCAATAGTTTCGCTCAAAGTAAAATCTGCTTTGATATTATTAGAAATTCATTGAAAGCGTTAGACCCCAAGTTATCACATTTCAGACTAAATAGAGAAATAATCTATAATTTGATGGCGAACAGGACTTCATTCATCCGTTGTTTGTCAACTTCTGCTGATAGGTTAGATGGTCTTAATGCTTCTGTTATAATAAATGACGAGTTTGCGCAAGCTGATAGTGCCGACTTGAAAAACGTGCTCACCAGTAGTATGGGTGTTCGCAAGAATCCCCTCACAGTTACCATTACAACAGCTTCAAGCAAATTGGAAAGTCCATTTGTTGCAATGCTTGAAAACTATAAAAAGATTTTGGAAGGTGAGATTGATAATGATAGAGTATTTAGTATAATCTTCCAACCTGATGAAGAAGATGATATTTCAGATATTAAAACGTGGCACAAAGTACAACCACATTTGGGTATAACTGTCAACGAAGAGTTCTACCGAACAGAATATCAGAAAGCAACAATGTCGGCTGACGATATGATGGAGTTTAAGACTAAATTATTGAATGTGTTCACCAAAAACGCTACGGAAATTTGGATTGACAAAAATGTTATTGAACGAAATACAGAACACTTCGATTTTTCAATGCTTAAATCAAGACCTCAATGTATGGTATCAGTCGATTTAAGTGTCAAGGACGACTTTAGTTGTGTTTGTTATGCTTTATACGACAGTATTAATAAGAGATTTGTATTCAAGAACTTCTACTACATTCCCAAACAAACAGCAGAAAATCACCCTAACAGGGCAATGTACAAGGAACTGATAGACAAGGGGTATTTGATAGTATGTGGTGAAGAAGTGATTGATTACAAGCAGATTGCAAGCGATATTATTACTAATTCCAAGTATGTAAATATATTGCAGATTGGGTATGACGTATACAGGAGTAAGGAGTTCATTAACATCATCAAAACTTCGGGAATTAGGTGTAGTGTTCCATACAGTCAGACTTATTCAAATTTTACTTCACCAGTCGAATCGTTCGAATTGGCTATTTATGAAAATCGACTAAAATTTGATGATAATCCATTGAACGCCTATTGTATTGGTAATGTGATGATTGATGAAGATAAGATGCAAAACAAGAAACCTATTAAACGGAATAGAAACGATAAAATAGATGCTGCAATTTGCATTTTGATGTGTCTTGGAATGTTCCAAAATTATAAGCGTTGATATTCAATTTAATCAATAAAAACATATCTATTAAAAATAGAAATGGATTTAAATTTAAAAAGAATATTTCGTGGTGATAAATATACGATAGGACGCTTATATATTGATGATAATTACTACTGCGATGTACTCGAAGATACTGATAGAGGATTATCTTCTGATATGACAGAAGAACAGATAAAGAAGATTAAGGTGTACGGTAAAACAGCCATCCCAACTGGTCGCTATAAAGTTGAGGTTACATACAGTCCCAAGTTCAAACGCTACTTACCATTATTGATTGGTGTTAAGGGCTTTACAGGTATCAGGATTCATTCAGGAAATAATGCAGCAGATACGCTCGGTTGCTTATTGGTGGGCTTCAACAAAGAAAAAGGAAAGGTTCTGAATAGCCGTGTCACTTCTGACAAACTAACAGCCTTATTACGAAATTGTAAGGAAGAAATCTCCATTACAATTGAATAAAAATAAAACACAAACAAAATAAAATGAAATTCAATTTTAGAAATATATTTAGAAATAAAGAAATAAAAAGGAGTGCTGATGTAAATGTCAGATACGTGGGAGCTAAACAGAATAAGTATTCCCCAATCTATGACGAAGAAAAAGCCTTAACCAATAGCGTGATTTACAGAGGTGTCAGCATTTTGACGGATTCGGTAGCCAGCATTCCTTTGAATATCTATCGTAAAGATAAAAAAGGCTTTTGGAAGGCTGACGAGAAGAACACATTATATAATGTACTTACTAGAACTCCGAACAATCGTCAAACCATCTATGAACTACTGGAAGGGATTGTCTTCCAAATGGTGATGTATGGAAATTCCTATATATTGATAAAAAGAAATGCAAGTAGCGATGTAAAAGAAATGGTGTTGCTTTATCCCCATTCGGTTTATCACGATGTTATTGCAAATACATATACTGTAACTGATACATATAATAAGGTATCAGGTCAATTTAATAGTAACCAAATTATCCATCTACGACATAAATCTTTAGAAAATATAGTAGGTAAAGGTGTTGTAGATTATTGTGCGAAGACGTTGGGACTTGCTTCTGCTTGCGACAGTGAGAGCTTATCTACTTTGAGTAATGGTAACAGGCTAAAAGGTATTATCAGTTCTGAAAGCAGTGTAATCGGCTTCGGTGATGCGCAAGATAATCAATTGATTGATATTCAGACAAATATCCAAAACGAAATAGATAGCGGAAAAGACGTAATGACGCTTCCAAGTGGTGTCAAATTTCAATCAATGTCTTTATCTGCTAAGGATTCATTACTATTAGATAACAAGCAATATAGCTTATCAGACCTTGCTAGATTTATGGGTGTAAGTCTTTCAAAACTAGGTATTTCGCTTGGAACTAACTATCAGGCTGCACAGCAAGACCAACTGAACTTTTTTATCGATACCTTAAATCCAATCTTGAAGAAAATAGAAAATGCTTTTAATTCAAAATTAATTGCTGATTCTGTTGCCAGTCGTTACAAAATAGAATTTGATAGAACATCATTAGCCTATTTCAACGATATTATGAAAAACTATAAATCAATGCTGGAATTGGGTATTTTATCTGTGAACGATGTACGTAGAAACTTTAATCAAGCAGAGGTTGATGGTGGTGATGAAATTCTTGTTTCAACCAATCTTCAATCCATCCAAAATTACAAAGTAACAGTCGATTCTATTGATGATAAACCAATAGAAAATGAATCAACTGAAAATCAGGATATTACACTTTGATTGATACTAAAAATAACAAAACAAACATAGAAGTAAACGATTTAAACTTATGGAAATCAGAAGCATAGAAACATCTTTTGATTCAAAAGATAATGTAATCGAAGGTTATGCAATCAGATTCAACACTGTTTCCGAAATCTTATATGATAAAGAAAAGAGAAGATTCTTTAGAGAAATAATCGATAAAGAAGCCATCAACCAAGAACTGATAGATAATTCAGACATTAAATTTCTTTTCAATCACGATAAAGAAAGACTGTTGGCAAGACGGAACAGGGGACAAGGCTCATTGAACGTTGAGGTTCGTGAAGATGGTGTCTTTTTCTCCTTTGAAATCCCAAGTACATCAATTGGTAACGACCTTCGAGAAATGATAAAAAGAGGTGAAGTGACTACTTGTTCTTTTGCGTTCGTGGATGGCGATAATATCCAATGGGATTTTTCGGATAGAGAAATACCAACTAGAACAGTTAAGAGTATTCGAGGACTTTTCGATTTATCAGCCGTTTTCGATGCAGCATACAGTCAGACGGAAATCTCTTGTCGTTCATTGGACGAAATGATGGAAGCACAAACAGAACAAACAGACGAATCTTGGAAACAAGAACTGAATAATTATAGAAAAAGACTTAATTAATGAATCAGGAATTAATTGATAGAATCGCATTATTGAAAGAGGAAATGAGAGAATTAATCGATAATGCCGAAATAGAAAAAAGAAGTCTTTCAGATGATGAAAAATCCTTGTTTGAAACAAAGGAGCAACAAATCAAAGACTTACAAACACAAATTGAGGACACAAACAAAAGAAGCGTCGATAATAATGTAGAAAAAAACACAGACAAAAATAATATGAAAAGAAATTTCAAAGAAAATATCGCAGTAGCTATGCAAGCTATTGCTAACAACAGAAGCATTGAAGACTTGGATAATGTTGCAGGAAATGTAATCAGTTTGAGAGCAGCTAATACTGGTAATACTACTTCAACAGAAGTTGATGCAGTTAGAGGTGAGTATGCAACCGAATTGTTAGAGCCATTACAAGATGCGCTTATCGTTGACAAACTGGGAATCAAAGTTATCACTACTGGAAAAGCGGTTGTAATGCCTTCTGTAAGTTCAGTTGAAGCTAGTATCGAGGGTGAAACTACTGAATTGGTAGGTCAAAAATTAGAATTTGCAAAAACTAAAGTAACTCCTTTCCGTGTTGGTTTATCGCTTCCTTTCTCAAATACAGCTATAAAAGAAGCCGACATCAATTTGGTTAATTATGCCATCAACTTAGCAGGAAAAAGCGAAGCCCAATTAATCAACAAAGTGATGTTCGCTAAAGAAGCAGTAAACGGTCAAAAGGGTGCGTTTGTTGACGCTTATTCGGGCGAAACTGGTACAACTGCAATCTCTTACAAAAACATTGTAAAATTAGCGGCTAAAGTGAAAAAGAATAACGTAATATTCGATAATACAGCAGCTTATGTCGTTTCTCCTGATGTTGAAGCCGAACTTAAAACAACTCCAATCGATGCTGGTTCAGGTCGTATGGTATTGGAAAATGGAACGATGAATGGTTTCCCTGTTCTTGTTTCAAATGCAGTTGAAGGCTATATCGGATTCGGTGTGTTCTCAAATTATTTGATTCAAAAAGTCGGCACTCCTGATATGGTTGTAGATAATTTATCACGTTCAAAAGAAAACATCACAGAGGTTAACTTTAACGACAACATCGCATTACAAACCATTAGAAAAGAAGCATTTGCGGTAATGAAAATTGCATAACCATATATAATTAATGATTGAGACATTGATTAATTTAATGTCTCTTTCATTTATCAATAAAATTAAAAAACTAGCGATAATTATGAGATACGTAACAGTAGAGGATATTAAAAAACATCTGTATATAGACTTTGAAGCCGATGATTATATTATCGCTGATGAAATTGATGCGGCACAATCGATTATAGAAAAGTACTTGAATGTGAAGTTATGTGATTTAGTGGTAGATGAACAATTACCGTACCCGATTCTTCAAGCCATCAAAATATTGTGTAGTAACTTGTATAACAACAGAGAATCAATTGCTTTCAATGCTGTTCCGTATAAAGTACCTTTTTCATTTGAGTATCTGCTTCAACCTTATAAGAACTATAAACGAGAAAGTGAGGTAATTGAATGAGAGCAGCATTACTAAGAGAGTTCATTACCATATATCGATATGAAAATGTTCAGTCTCCAACTGGTGAAATCACAAAGCAAAAAAAAGAAATAGCCTTGTTGAGAGCATACAGATTAAAATCGACAGGTCAAAATAAAGAAGTAGCAAAAGAACTTTTTGATTCTCAATCTATTACTTTTCAAATTCGTTATTTCTCTGATATAAGGGATAGTGATATAATTAGTTATAAGGACACTGAATATAAAATAACGTTTATTGACGAAAACATTTGGGACAGAACTTTAAAAATAACAGTTCAAAAAATCAATAAGTGATGGCTACCAATAAGGATTTAGATATTGAAATAGAATTACTTAACTTAGAGACTGTTAAGGATGCGATTCAAGAACTTGGTGATTCAGTCACACAGCATAAGACAGTGGATGCAGCTCTAAAGATAGGTGCTAGATACCTGATGAACAAGGGTAGACTGAAACTTCGTCAGCGAATGAAAAGCAGAAAGGGTGCGTCGGGCAACTTGTTGAAGTCATTTAGTTATCGTATCAAGAAACGAAAATTCGGTGCTCTTGTCGGATTCAAGCAAACAGGAAAGCACGCTCACTTGGTATCACAGGGAACACGAAAAAGATACACCCGTAAAAGTCAATATCGAGGATTTGTGGTAGGAAACGCCTTTTGGGAAGATACTAGACAAAAAGAAACTCCTAGAGCTATGGTGTTAATTCTCAATCAAATAAAGGCTTCAATAAACAATATAAAAAACAGACGAAATGGATAATGTAACTTTTTATCCGAGTAAACTTCAAACGAAATTTAGTGTGTGTACATTAATTCGTGAGAAACTGCTAGAAGACGAAAAGATAAAAGAATTGGTTGATAGTAGGGTATATCCTGTTATAGCTCCTGAAGGAACCGAAGGCTCTTATATAGTTTATGTTCGTGATGAATATTCGATAGATAGAACTAAAACAGGGATAGCTTTCCACAATTGTATCGTCTTTATCAGTTGTGTTTCTTCAAGTTATGATGAATCACAGAAAATCGCTGATGCAGTCTTTCAATGTCTTGATGGCAGATATAAAATAAACACTAAAGCACACAATATAAATTCAATCGAGTTAATCGATTCAACAGAAGATTATAATGAAGACGTTTATATACAAACTCTCTCATTTTCAATAAAATAAAAAACAAACAAAACAAAAATATGACAAATTATACATCAGATAATTTAATCTTGGGGGATGAGCTGTTCTTATATGTAAAAAGTGGCAGTGGCGACACTTATAACCCAATCGCCTATTCAACATCTTGCTCTTTAAATTTAAGCCAAGATGCGATTGATACTTCAAACAAAATGGCTGGGGTATGGGCTTCTGCATTACCTGGCAAGTTACAATGGACTGTTTCAACGGAATCGCTGATGTCTTATGATGAGACGGGATATGGCTTTTTCGTTGATATGATGACACAAAGAAAACCATTTTTGATAAAATTCGGACAAACTACGGATATTTCAGCAGGTAACTTTGAGATGGACGAAAGCAAAACTTATTATACAGGTCAGGCTTACTGTACATCTTGCAACCTTAGTGCAGACAATGGTTCAGTTTGTACAATGAGCATCGAGCTCACAGGCGATGGCGCATTGGTTAAGACCGATGCGAAAGCATAAAAATAGTAATACATTATTTGAAGGTGGCTAATTAATTTTAGTCACCTTTTTTTATACCTATATAATAATGTACGCGCGTACCTATGTATTATTCATTTTAATGAATAAAAACATATCTAATAAAATTAGATAATGAAGAGACTAAATTTTAATTTAAAATTAAATATCAAATCAATAATAAATTATGAGAGACTAACAGGAAAGCCGTTTTCAGAGTTCAATGGTAGCGAAGAAGATGTGTTACCATTATTATATTGTATGTTGGTATCGAACAACGATTTTAAAAGGACATATCAAGAGACGGTAGAATTTCTATTTACTGACGAAAAATTTGTAGAGGAAATAAATCAGAGACTTCAACAGATTTTCTTATTTGAGAGCCAGTTCTTCAATAAAGAAGAAGTAGATGAAAAATTACCTTCTCAAAATAATACACAAAATAAAGAAGAATCCAATAAAGTCTATATCTACCAACTTGTTCCGATACTTGTGATGGACTGCAACCTTGATATTAACTACGTTCTGAATGAAATGCATTATTCCGAGATTGATTCTTATATCAAGTACAGGGATGATAAAAACAAGAATCGATTGGAAGAAAAAAGGCTGTTTACGTACTTAACCATTATGCCGCATATCAATGCTAAAAAACTGACAGTTAATGAGCTACTTCCTTTTAGTTGGGAAAAAGAAGAGAAAGAGAAAGAAGGATTAAAAGTCATTGATACACATAAAGATAAGTTACATCAATTTATGAATAGCGGTCAAATAGAATGGGTAAAACCTGAATAAAAATAAAAAACACAAACAAAAATAATGAGCAAAAAACTAGATTTCTCTATCGCTGTCAAACTGGCGGCAGAGAACTTTAATAAAGGTGTAAAAAATATACAATCACAACTTACTAAGTTTAAAAAGTTAGCTATCAATGCTTTTGCTGGCTTTTCTGCCTTATCTTTTGGTCGTGATATGATTCAAGCAGGTGCACAGTTTCAGGATGCAATGGCACGTGTGATGGCTATCAGCAAGGCTTCTACAACAGAATTTAAAGCACTACGAGAAGAAGCTATGCGATTGGGACGAGACACCAAATACACGGCAACGGAAGCTGCTACCGCTTTGGAACAGCTTATCCGAAATGGTTTCAAGCCTTTACAGGCAAAAGAAGCTCTCGGTGGCGTGCTTCAATTGGCACAAAGTCAGGCTATTAGCCTTGCGGATGCTGCTGATATTGCCACCACTGCAATGAATGCGTTTGGGTTGGCTGCTAAGGATTTAACACGAATTAATGATGTGTTAGCAACAGCAGCAAGTGCTTCTGCAACAGACGTTTTAGAAATGTATGAAGCCTTCAAAATCGCTGCTCCTATTGCTAAAAGTGCGGGTATTTCCATTGAAGAGACTGCTACCGTGTTGGGTGCTTTGGCAAATCAAGGTTTCAGGGGAAGCGAAGCGGGAACGGGACTAAAACAGATTTTGTTAGCCATAGCAGATAAGACCCCCGATGCGATTAAAGTAGCGTCCAAATATGGAATCCAACTTGATGAAGTTTCATTAAGAAGTGAGGGACTTATCAAAACGCTTGAACGTATGAAAAAAGCTGCGATGGGCTTCTCAATTCAGGATTTAAGCCAGTTCGCCAATAAGTTGGGTGCGCCGAAAATGGCAGCCGTTTTGAACACCGATATGAGTGAACTTTATCAAGCCGTAGCCAACAGTCAAGGTGAGGCTGCGAGGATGTTTGATGAAGGTTTGGGCGAGTTTGAAAAAGCTCAAAAGACGTTGGTTTCCGTGTATGAAAACACACAGATAAAAGTATTTGATAGTTTTAAGAATCTATTCACAGAACCATTAAATATTTTGGCTGAATTTATCCGTAGGATTCAGGATATTCCAACCATTATGGTCGGTGCGGTCGGTTTGGCTCTATCTAAAATTGGTGGTATCTTCCAAAAGACACAAACAAAATTGAAGTCCTTTGCCGAGCAAGAATACACCAAAGAATTAAACAAAAGAAGTGACGCTTATCAAAATGCTGCGATAGCAAATTCTATTTCTAATATAAATAATAGTGTTTCTAAAGATACAGCGAATTATTACAGGAATCTACATCAAGAACTAGGACAAGTAGCTACTCAATTTGATTTATCCACTAAAAATGGAAAGGTCTATCAAAAATTGATGAACGACTTAACTTATATCACTAATGCTAGCACGACTAATACTCAAAAATATAAGAGAGCTATTGCGAATGTAGCGGACACGTTATCTACTTTTAGTCGTCAAAGTCAGAATGTAAACGTTAATGTACTTCGTACCGCCTATGTAGATTTTGAACGAGATAAAAGCAAAATTGTTGCCAGTGCTTCCAATTTTCAAAGCACAATGACAACCGTATTTGGTAAAATTGGGAATGCCGCTAAAACAGTCGGTAGAAGTGTTTATTCCTTCTTTGGTGGCTGGGTCGGATTGGCTTTAACCCTTGTTTCCATCATTGGAACTTCTTTAGTGTCTGCTTGGCGAAAGAGTACCGAAGCTGTCAGAAACGCCAACAAATTGATGGAAGAAGCCACTACCAATAACAATAAATTGGAAACCTCATTCCTTCAACTAGTATCGATATTGAGAGAGCACGAAAGTAGTTCTTATGCGTGGCAGGCGGCTATGAGCAAATTGAAAAGGGAATATCCTGAACTGCTTGAAAAATTACACTTGGAAAAAATTAGTGTCAATCAGTCAGCAGAAGAGTATGATAAACTAGCAAATAGAATCAAAGATGTTATCAAGTGGCAAAAGCAATACAACATTTTCAAGGCTAAGAACGATGCGGTAGAAGAACTGAATAAGTCATTTTTTGAAAACAATTCTGTCTTCAAACAAGAAATAAATAGTCTTCAAAAACGATTTGAATCTAATGGTTTGATTAAAGAAGTCGCCCAAATAAGAACTGACGCTTTAAAGAATAACATAAGTAATATTTTATTGTCTGATAAAAATGATTCCATTAAGAAACAAGAATTAATTAAATTAATTCAAGACGCTTTTAAAGGTGATAAAAATTCTGCTTCTTTAAATGCTACGGCAGAGAGATTTGCCAATCTAACAATAGCTCATTACAATGCAAAAGCAGGACTAAAAATTAAGGAATTAAATAGAAACTTTCCTGAAAATGAGCCAATCAAAGAGAAGCTAACCAGTGACATTGATAAATATCTATCTGATAAGGAAGGTGAGTTGAATTTGGCTATCGCCAACGTAAGAAAGGAAGGTGCAGCTAAAGGTTGGGGTGACGAACAAATAAAACAGAAAATCAATGTTTTAGCGAAAGACCTGATTGATGAAATTTATAAGGAACTAGACGGGCAAAGCTATACTGATAAGAAGGGTGATAAGCGAAGTAGCTTGGAATATGCTCAAACGACTGGTAGTTATCAATTCATTAAGAATCAATCTATTGCCAATATTGCCAAGCCCGATAAGAAAGCCGAACAAAGAGAGAATAGTATTGCTGACGCAGAAAAGAGGTATGCTATCAATTTGGATTATTATTCAAAAGAGTTAGCATTAAATTTAATCAATGATAAAAAATTTCACGAGAAGAAATTATCTGCTCTTCAATCACTTATTTCTAGTTACGAGTTCAACGGAGACGCTTCCAAACTCGAAACAGCAAAATATAAGGATTTGATTAAAACGAGAGAGGAATTAATTAAGACCTTAAAAGAAGAGAACGACCAAGAAGAACATAACAAAGAATTGAATCGTTATAATAGAGAAGCCAGTTCCCGTGCTGCTTGGTTGAAGAAGAGCTATGATAACACGATGAATGGTGCTGGTCGTGAAAAAATAAACCGTTGGGATTTTTTGTCTTTTGATGCAAAAGAAGATAAAAGTAGTCAAGTTACATTGAACTATTTGAAAGCCCAATTGGATAAATTAAAACAGGTACGTTCCAATGTGACGGAAGATGATATTGCTAAGGCAAAAGAACTTAAAACCGAAGGTTCTAATGAACTACTTAATCAGGTTAAATTACTAGATAATGCCATTCAATTACTTGGTACACACGTAACTAGTTTAGAAGATAAGTTCCAATTAAAGCAAGCCCAAGAAGCTATAAAAGAGCTTGATAAAGAAGTGCGTAGAGGTACTTACGAAGGTATAAAACAAACAGTAAACGTATCCAACCAATTAATTGACACCATTAAAGGATTCGAGAATTTTGATGAAATGAGCGGATGGGAGCAATTTCAATATATTGTTGATTCAATATTCACTACCATTGATGCAATGTTGGAGTTGACTGAAATGTGGGAAAGATTAGACAAACTGATGGATAACTTTGCTACTGCTACTCAATCTTTAAGTGCTATTGAAACAGATGCAGCACAACAACGTATTGCAGCAACACAAGCAGAAGCCAATGCGGTTGTTTCCGCAGAAGCGACCAAAGCAGCAGCTAAAACACAAAGTAGTGCTCAATCAATAGCAGCCGACACAGCAGAAGCAGCCGTAGAAAAAACAACAGCAACAGCCAATGTTGCAGCGAACACGGCAGAAGCAGCTTCAAGTGCAGGAAAATCGGCTGCAAAATTGCCGTTCCCTTATAACTTATTGGCGATTGGTGGCGCAATTGCCGCAGTTTTGGCTCTATTCAGTGCCATTCCAAAATTCGCTTCGGGTGGTGTAGTTGGTGGCTCTAAGTTTCACGGTGACAACAACTTAGCTAGAGTAAATGCAGGTGAAGCTATTCTGACGAAAAATCAACAGTCAAGGTTATTCAGGTTATTAAACGGTGGTAGTTCTTCAATTAATAATGGCAATGTTGAGTTCAAAATAAAGGGTAGCGAATTAATTGGAGTCTTGAAAAATTATAATGGTAAAATGAATAAAGTATAATGAAATATATAGGTTATTTTTCTGACTATAATAATAAGGAATACAAAATAGAAATAGTCACTAATAATGTAACAGGACAGACAAAAGAGATACAGTTATCAGGCGAGCCATTTTCGCTTGAGACTGTATCAAACGGTCTGTATTCCAATCTTAAATTACATAACGCAACGATTAATATAGTGAACAAAGATGCGCTATTTGATTTGTATAGTAGCACGGCAAAAGGGACAAAAGTAAGTATATCGTCTGACGACACAATTATATTTAAGGGATATGCCACCCCTGTTTCATATTCTCAACCATATTCAGATATACTGGAAGTGATTGAATTACAAGCAGTAGACGGTATCAGTATCTTAGAATATATTAAATATCAGTCTTTTAACAGAACAATTGTTTCATTTAAAGATATATTAAAGAAGTGTTTGAAGACTTGTGAGTGTGATTATCGATACCTGTATTATCCATATAATTTTCTTATTGGTAGTGATTCGAATGCACATCTATACTTAGATAGATTAAGTATTAGTGAGTTAAATTTCTTTGATGATGATGCGGAGAACACGGCTTGGAGTATGAAAGAAGTTCTTGAAGAGATGATGAAATTTCTAGGAATGTCATTAACTGTATATAATAATGATGTATATTTGATTGACTACAATTACATAAATAATAATCAATTCAATTACCATAAATATGATATTGAGAATGATACGGAACTGGGAATGCAGCAGCTTGATAATGTCATTGATTTGACAGATAAAATAGCTTCCAATGACACCAATATCAGTTTAAGCGAAACATACAACAAAGTAACAGTCAATTGCAATCTGTATCCGATAGAAAGTGTGATTCCTGATTTGAATGATGAATCATTATTAAATCCTTTGATTAAGACTAGTCCTTATTATGTACAAAGAGATGGCTCTCAATGGTCGTATTTCGTTAAGTTCTATGAGAATTTGAAATTTGAAAATGTGTTCACAGATAGGGATTCACTTCAATTGGTTGAAGTTAATTTGGAACAATACAGTACCAATGCTGACGATTTGATAAATAACCATATTGGTTGTTTGATAACAAAACAAGCAAAGTACCATTGGGCAGATGGAAAGCCTGCTACTTTGAATTTTGAGAATGTTTTGGCTATTGGAATGGGGCTTAATAACAAGAATTATAGCGATTTGACTGATTTAACAATGTACTTAAAAAAAGACATTGAGATACTAAAAATTAATCCTAATTTTTTGGTTGATACTGCAATACTTCCATCAGGAACCACAACAGGCTATTTAGTGTTGAGTGGACAGTATTTCCAATCAGATTCGCTATACACTGACCCAAAGAGGGGTGGTGACTTGAACTGGAATAATGCAAACGGAGACCCTTGCTGCAAATTCAAATTAAAAATAGGTGACAAGTATTGGAACGGTGGCAAATGGGTTAATGAAGAGACGAGATTCATTATAGATGTGGGTGGCTACGGGAAAAGTAAAATTTGGTACGAATGGAATGATTTTGGTAATAATATCACTTATGATATGAACCTAGATGCAACAGGCTACGCCATTCCTATTAAAGCAAGTGACGGTTTATTTGGAAAAATTGAGTTTAGTGTACTTAGACCACTTCCTAACTCATACGGACAAGGTGGACGAATTTACAGATACCCTTATTATACATTCTTAAAGAATTTATCACTGAAATTATATACAGGAACAGCAGAACAAGACGGTAAGGATAGTACTGATAATGATATAGCATACACCAATGTAATCAATGATGATTATGTTAACGAGTTTGATGACATTGAACTTAAAATCAATACGCAGACAGCGCAAGATTTCTCCTACTCGTCTGTATTTACAAATATTGATGGACAATACAACTACTTGGATAAACTCACATATCAAGGGTTAAATCCAGCTAATCTTGAACAACAACAGGAATTAAACTTGGTACAAAAATATGCTGAATATTATCAAAAACCACGTATTATTTTGAACACCACAATTAATGAAGATTTAAATCCTTCTTCACGTATTTATTTCCCTTATTTAAATAAATATTTCTTTTTTGATTCAAATAAAAATAATTTTAGAGAGAAACAAAACGAAATAACAATTTTTGAAATGAAATAGAATTAAAATGAAATTCAATACAATATCAATTCCAAAATTATCAAGGAATAAATATAATTATGTTGCTGGTAGTGGATATGGTGGTGGAAGTACGTCTTTTATTGGTGGTAGCGGTGGTGGCGGCTTGCCTTACTATCTTGATGAAGATGGAAATTATGTGATTGAGAAACGTACCATCTTCAATAAATCAGTTATCAGTAAAGAGGAACTTGTAGCATACGGAGAAAATAGCGAAGACTATAAACAAGTTTATGCTGCTTTTGAACACGCTCATTCAATTGATGATGTTACAGGCTTAAAAGAAATCTTAGATAATATTGGTACAGGTGGTGGTACTGGTGGAACAGCTTCAATCCAAGTGATAGATAATTTGGAATCCACATCTTCCACTGCTGCTTTATCAGCAAGACAGGGAAAGATATTATCAGAGTTGATAGCCGATAAGACAGTAACTTGGGACACATTACAGAACAAGCCTTCAACATTCAATCCTTCGGCACATAACCATACAATAACAGAAATAACGGGTTTACAGGTTCAATTAGATTCAAAGGCTTCCAGTTCTCATACACATACGATAGCTAATATTAGTAATTTACAAGCTGAATTGAATAGTAAGGCAAGTTCTTCTCATTTACACGATGATAGATATTATACAGAAACAGAAGTAAATAACTTACTTGCGACTAAAGCTAGCAGTAGTCATACGCATACCATAGCTAATATTACTAATTTGCAGATTGAACTGAATAATAAGTCAGACGTAAATCACACACACTCTATATCAGCCGTAACTAATTTACAAGCACAACTAGACAGTAAAGTTAATACCTCTGATATATCTACCTTGAATGTAAAAAATAGCGATACAGTTGATAATTTACACGCTGCTAGTTTTATGAGGTCTGACGCTGATACTTCTTGTTCAGGCAATATAACTGTTGGTGGTAACTTGGTTGCTAATGGTGAAATCACCGCTTATTCGGACAGAAGATTAAAGACAGATATTCAGTCATTGGATAATAGAGGATTATTGAATCCTGTTACTTATATTAAAGATGGTAAACAGCAAATCGGATTTATAGCACAAGAAGTACAAGAAGTTTATCCTGAATTAGTTAGTGAAGATATTAATGACTATTTGAGCTTGAACTACCAACAACTAACAGCCGTATTATCATCCCAAATAAATAATTTATATTCAATTATAAATGAATTAAAATTAGAAATAAGTAGATTAAAAAACTAAATAAAAATGAGTTTACCATACACAGGACTGACATTACAGATGGTAGCAAAAGAACTGGGGGAGAAATCAAGCAAATTGAGTGATTTATGTACAAGTAAAAACATAAATCTGTTTGCGTGGCGTAAACCTTTTGCTTATGCTGCAAACAAGGTCGAACTTGATGATTATCAGGCGTGGCGAGGTAGGGCTTATGGCTTCCAAATGGTTGTTCAAAAGAATAAGCCTGAATCAGGTCAGGAAATGGATGAAATGTACTATAATCCGCCTTCGGGTGGCACTGAACAACCTTTTCGTTTAGGGGATTTTAGAGGTTACAGCCACAACGCCAAAAGCCCAATTACATTGTCCATAACGACCGAATATGACGATATAAAACCGACAGTTTGCCGACTGACCTTTAACCAATTGGATGGAGAATTAACACTAAGCGAAATCTTTAATACACAAAATATTTATCTTGCTTTTATTTATGTAAATGCAAACCGAATCAGAGTTATAACAACAGATAAAGCCATCAAAGACTTGGATAGAACAGAACAGGTATTGGAGATACCATCAGCACAAGACGATGCAGGTCTAACGACTGACCTATATGTCTGTATGGTGTTAAAGAAGTTTGAAGATTATCAGGATTTGAACGAGTGGTCTTCGTTTGGTGGTGTTTTCCCTTTGAATTTTCCTAATTATCACGAATATCATAAATCTTTCGTAGTTCAAGCCCAACCAAAAGATACAATGCTTATATCTTCTGTATTCTTTAAAGCGGTTCATCACACAGGTATTAGTTGGATTGTGAAACCGTTAATAACATATCGAAAAGCAGATAGTAGTCAACCAACCGTAACCTTCAATGCGGCAGATTATTACTTGGATATTGAACATTCAGGTTATAGATTACAAAATCTAACAGGCGGAAGTGTTAATCAAATAATTGTTGATAATATGACTGGTGAATTTAGTACAATCTATTACGAGGGTGAAGCTGAAATTGAGAGCAATATTTATTTTAGATTGACTGAAAACAGCTATGATTCTACGAATTATCCAAAGAATGATTTTGTGGTGAGAGTATATAGGAAAAAGGATGATAAGAATATGTGTATAAGCCGTATAGATTTGCGTGATGTTGATTAATAATCAATTAAATACTATTAACAAATGAAACAAATAAAATTCAGAACACAGTTATTTTGTGCATTATTTTTAGTGTTGGTTGGATGTGGTTTGTTAATCGCAGGCATAGCCATCGCACCAGTTGGTATTATTGACACATCTGTTTTAATAGCTTTCGGAGAATCTTGTACTTTTGCAGGTGCGTTGTTCGGGGTGGACTATCATTACAAACATCTATACATTAAAAATAAAAAAGAATAAATTGATAAATAAATTGGAAAGAGCGTGCTATTTTTTATGGTACGCTTTTTTGTTTATAGAATAATTTTAATTAGATTTGTATTTGAATTAAATTAATATATAAACTAAATAATATTGATTATGGCAACAGCAGGACGAAAGGCATTATCCGAGCAGGACAAATTAAGTGAGATTCAGAAATACGAAGAACAATATTTGGCTTCAATCAGTGAGACTAAGAAGTTGAACTGGTCTAATTTATCAACAGAAGCAAAATACAAAAGAATCGTATTTTATAAGCGTAAGTTGAAGCAGGAACGTACTTTAATCCCTTTCATTGAGGATATTAAGAGTGGGTTGAAAAATTATGTCGAAACACTTACTCTTCAAACATACAAGAAGGAATTATTATCTATAATTGAATTGATTGATACGAAGATTGAAAGTAATAAGGAAGCTGACGAGAAACTAGCAGAAATAAATAGAAAGAAAAAAGAACTAGAAGAAGAGGAGAAAGCAATAAAATCAAAACAGAAATAAAGTAATTCAGGGATTCAAATAATGAATCCCTTTTTTATTAATATGGTACTGTTAACTCGTGTACCATCAGATGATACACCTATATCAAAAATTGATAGAACTGTATCAAAAATTGATACACCTATGGAAAAAATTACCACACCTTATTCATTCTGTTGCTTCCTTCTTTAAAAATAGATATTTATTTTGCTTTTATACAAAAAAAAGTTGGTTTTTAAATAAAAAAAATGTACATTTGAGAAAACTTTTAGAAAGTATCTGATATTTATATATAAAAGGAAACAATCTACCACAAGATTGTATCATTCTAGTAACAATTTCGGTGATGTACGGCTAGAATAGACATCGGGTAATGAGATTCTAAATAAGAATTGAGTTGATAAGTTGAAAGGCAAACCCCGATATTCCTGAAAAATTGTTTAATGAATAAAAGTCAGTTATTCAGTTGTGGTTTGAGGAAACTGAATATTTATATGCCCTAAGCAAGCATATATCTGGTAATGGAAGACTCACTGACAAGAATAGTTAAACTAAGCCATCGAATAGGAATCCAATGATTTCTATTTTTAAAAAACTTATTTCTCACGGAAGGGATAACTGCGACTTGACCGTAGGAAACAAGATTTGAAATTTCATTTAAAAGGTAAAAATAAAGAAATAAAAGAAAAATAAAAATTATATTTAAAACAATATTTGAAATTCCATTTGAAACAATATTTGAATAATATTTCAAAACTTCATTTCATTACGTTTTTCAATATTTCTTTTATATGAAATATCAAAAAAACTAAAAACTTCATATTTAAACAGATATGGAGTTATATAAAGCTAGAAATTATATCCAATTGGAAACAATTTGATAAGGGATTTGGCTGACGCTATTATTCCAAATGGAAGGGCTGACGCTATTTTCTTTTTAATTTTATTTCAATTGAGATAATTAATAAAAATGAGAGAAAGCTACGCTAATGCTTCAAGCAGACTGGCTAACGCTGTACTTTCTTTTTGATTTTAATACCAATTGAAGTAATTATTGAAATGGTACTGCTGACGCTATTATTCCAAATGGAAGGGCTAACGCTATTTCTTTTTTCAATTGAGACTAATTGGTATAATGGAACAAGCTACGCTAATAATGACTATAATTCAACTACGTTATCACTTCAATCGGACTGGCTACGCTATTTTTAAATTTTATTTCAATTGAGACAATTAATAAAAATGAGAGAAAGCTACGCTAATGGTTAAATGTAATGGCTAACGCTACCATTCCAATCGGACTGACTAACGTTCTTTTCTTCTTTCAATTAGAATTTAATTGATAAGGGAAGCTAACGCTATTATTCCAAATGAAGTGGCTAACGCTATTTCTATTTTTTAATTTGATTCTTTTTCAATTTATGATTTAAATCTCAATTGAATAAAATTGATAATAGAGACAAGCTGACGCTAATACTCTGAATATAGTCCAACGTTTGTACTGCCTGTGCGGTCATTTTTCCCCAGCCCCACAGGGCTTTTCAATGGCTAACGCTGTTTTTGCCAGCCATTTTTGGATACTTTCAATGACTAACGTTATGTTGCCCAGCCCACAGAGGGTATTTGTAATGAGTATTAACCTATAAATAATTAATTATGAGAGAAAGAACTATTGAGAAGATAAGAGCTGCTATCAAAGAGTTACAGCAAAACAATAAAAGAATATCAGTCAGGAGTGTTGCAGAATCCGCATCAACTTCAAAAGACAATGCTAGATTATATATCAAGTTGTATTTAAGTAGTGTACCTGATTCTATGAGTGTACCCGATTTAGAAAGTGTACCTGTTTTGAACGATGTACCTGATTTAAAAGGTGTACCTGATTCCAAAAGTATGGCTAAATTGGGAAGTGTACCTGTTTTAAATAGTGTACCTGTTTTAAATAGTGTACCTGATTCTAATGGTGTACCTGATTTAAAAGATATTGGTGATTCCAATAGTGTACCTGATTTTATGTACACCACTCCCGAAGAGAGAGCTAATGCTACTATGGCTTATTTGAATGATTCTACTAAAAGGGTTGTAACTAGAGATATTATCGAAATGAACGAGATAGTAGATATATTGTTCTCTGACTTTTAAATCAGGTACAGTAATTTAATAAGGGGTGTTTAACCACCTCAATTGTAAAACCAACTAAACAAAATGATAAATTATGACAAACTGGGAAAGATAACAGAACCAGGTGAGAACTGGAAGTATTTAATAGGCGAGGATAGAAAGAAGAATGAGAACTTCGTAATATCCAACTTTGGAAGGGTTTATTCGGTAAAGTATAATAGATTAGTGAAGCTATACCATAACAATGGTACAGGCTATAATTACTTCTTTATCAACGAATATAGGGATAAAAATTATGATACAATGAATGTTCACAGGGCAGTTGCTTTAACGTGGTTGGAATATCCAATTGAATTAAAAGATGATTATGCGGTCGTCGACCATAAGAATGAGGTCAAAACTGACAATAGAGTTACCAACCTTCAATGGATTAGCCAGCAGGAGAACACCACTAGAGCAACTTCCCAAGAAAGGAGAATTGAAAGTCTGAAAAAGACCATTGAACTAAGGCACAAAGATGCTCAAATTCAGGAACTTCTTCAAGAGAATAAAATCCTGAAAGAACGGCTCTTAAAATATGAAGATAAGGCTGAAACAGCGTTAGCCATCAATCAGATAAGTATTAAAAAGAAAAAACTAGACTACAAGCAATTTATTTAATTAAAAAAATAGTGGTAGTTTCTCAACTACCACCATCGTTATGCATAAACAAAATAAACATAGTTTACTTAAAAGTAAACATTATTAATTCTTCAATCCGCTAATAGAAGATAAGATAATGATTTATTAAATTAAGTAATGGACTACAAATATATAAATAATTTTCAAATTACATCTTATTTTTTATTTTTGCAGAATGAATTTGGGATAAAAAACAGATTTATGCTATTAGATTGATTGAATCTGTTTTTAAGGGTGCATTAATTTGTACCCTTTTTTTGTTTGCTGGAAAAAGAGAAAGACGACATTTGATATGTTCAAATGTCGTCTTTCTCTATCTATTACTATATGTGTTATTCTGTAACCTTTTTATAGGTATCTTTTTCGTAATATTCGTATTTTACTCCGTCTTCTGTTTCGCTGTCATACATCTCAACGACAAGTTTTTGTGGATTTAACTCTAATATTGTTACATAGTCTTCTTCTCCATCTACTTGAGTGTAAAGTTTGCCATCTTTATAAGACCAAGTACCTTCGCCTTCAACCATCCAACTGCTACCTGATTTATAGTAAGAAATAGCGGTACCGTCAGAGTTTAATTTAAATCTTTGGCTTAATTCTTCGGAGTCGTCATATACAACTTCTCCATCTTCTTTTTCTAGGATGTATGAAGATTCACCTTCCCATAATCCGACTAAATCGTCAGTATTAAAATCATCATCATCGCCACAAGCAGTAAAATTAACACTCATAATTACGGCAATAACTGCCATTCCAATAATTCTCAAAGTTCTCATTTCAATTTTAATTAATAGATTTATAAATTAGTGTTGTGATATTCGTAATTAAGAAATAGACCACAAAGTTAATTAATAATACTGTTTTGTAAAAAGTGAAATTCCGTAATTTGTGATTAAATGGTGTAAATGCGTGCCTATTGATGTAAAAATAATGATTAATTTGAAGAAAAATATTATTGGTTATTTGTTTTAAAATAAATGGTTAATTGCTTGTGTATTATTATGAAATAGTGTTAGATTTGTAATCTATTAAAAAAATAGATAAAGAAAGAAACGTAATTCTGTCTTGTGGTTGAAATTGTGATAAATTTTCAAAGAAACAAAGGCTGAATATACAAAAAAATATTGGGACAAATCCCCCGTTCACTTTATAGAAGAAACATATCTATGATTATTCTTATTGCAGGAGATACCCATACGGGGAAGACCTTATTGGCACAAAGGCTGCTGGAAAGATACAAATATCCCTATTTGTCGATAGACCATTTGAAAATGGGACTTATCAGAAGTGGGCAGTGCAGACTTTCCGCTGATAGTAGCGATGCGGAACTGACGGAATATTTATGGCAGATTGTTCGGGAAATGATAACAACTTGTCTTGAAAATTCCCAAAATATAATTGTTGAAGGATGTTATATTCCATTTGGTTGGGAAAATGATTTCTCAGCAGAATATTTGCAACAAACCAAGTATGTATGTTTAATATTCAGTAGGAAATATATAGAAACTCATTTTGATGATATTCTACGATTTGAAAAAATTATAGAAAAACGATTGTCTTCTGATGTAATCTTAGACGAGATAATAAAAACAAACGAGTATAATTTAGAACAATGTATATCACGAAACTATAACTATATTCTAATTGATGATACTTATCAAATCGACATTGACTGCATATAATTTTTTGATTGGGGATATTGTAGTTTTGAATATTTGTTCTAATTCTACATTTAGAAGAATTATTTCGCAGGTTGTTAAATCGTTACCTCTATTTCTCAAACACTTAGATAAATATATGTTATTCAAGTGGTTGTAGTATACTATTGAAAATTTAAAATAGAAAAATAATTATATGTCAAAAGTTGGATTTAAAAATAAAAATCTATACATTTGAGTTGTAAGTTATTAATCAATGCGGATTAGAGAAGTGGTCTATCTCGTCAGGCTCATAACCTGAAGAACGCTGCGTTCGAATCCAGCATCCGCAACAATAAATATCAGTCTTATGTGAGATAAGATGAAATATTTTTCTTGTTAAAAATTTGTTCTTTTTTGTTATGATTGGAGTGTCGTTGTGATAACGGCACTTTTTTTGATTTTTTTCTTCAATTTTCTATCACTTTTTTAATTTGGCAGATATTTATAGATAAAGGAAGAAAATGAAATATACTACTTTTATTTTGATTCTTATTTGTATTGTATTATTGATTAAATCATATAAAACAAACAAATTAATTCAAATTATAACTGAAAATAAAATTGAAAACACAATAACAAAATGACAAACGAACAAAGAATAGAAGAACAAGAACTAAAGGATAGGGAAGAAGTAATAAGACTATTTAATGGCTTATTCAAAGACTTAAAATACACGGCATTACCAATTAATGCTAGTACAGATATAACGGTAACAGCTAGTACTACAAATAAGGTTGGCTTCTATAATATTGAGATTAAAGAAAGGGACATTCCTATTAATAGATTCAATGATTGTTTCCTTGAAGTAATGAAATATGATAGTCTCAAAGATACATATACAGACCATAAGCCATTGTATATCGCTCTTTATTCAACGAATAGAACAGCTTGTGTATGGAGTATTAATGATTTGGATTTCAATAAAATAATAAAAACAAAAAGATGGATGGCAAAATCCACATATTGTTCAGACGAGAAAGTTTTGAAAGAGGTTTATCTTTTGCCATTAGAATTAGCTAAACAATATAAATACTAATTTTTCGGTCTATATATATTTTTTTTTATTTATTAGAAAGCCCCCTACTTGTACAAGTAGGGGTACTTTCTCATTATAAATCTTCAATGCCTTCTTCTTTCAGTTTTTTCCACCCTATACCATCTATATAGGTCAGTTTAACCATTGATAATGAAGATATTTCTAAAAGAATATAACCAACAGTCGTGTCAAATTGAACAGAGTATTTACAATTGCCATTTTTCAATTTTACCATTTTCTCGTTATTTCCAAGTCCATATTCACCACCTTCAAAGGTTTCTGTTATATTTGAAGGAGAACCATACTTGATGGATAATTTGTCTTTAAAATTACGATAATCTGAATAAAGTTCGTTCCAATTTCCCTTTGGTGGTAAGAAGACGATAACCCCACATACGTTTGGAGAATCATCTATAATAATATTACATCCTTTTATGCCTGCGAATTTCCCTTCAAGCCAGTATTTACCATCCAATTTTTCTTTTGCGGAAAAATGTTTCTTTTGCAATTTCGACACAAATGCTTTACTGTCACCCATTAAAGGGATTCCTAAAAATTTTTGATGGAAGTGTTCTTCCCAATCATTATTATTGCCTCCAATATTTATAGAAAATCCAAAGGAACAGGCAATAAGTACTCTGAATCCTTTCTTTTTATCATAAACCTTTTCAACACATACTCCATTATAATTTCTACTAAACTTACAACTGTCTTGTTTGAGTTTTTCTAATTTTTCTTCATTGGAGTTAGGAGTAATTCCTGAAAAGAAGTTTTCATATATTTCAGGCTCTTTTCTATACTCTTCATAGACCTTTTGATTTATATCTTGATATATTGAATCAAGGGTTTCCCAGGAATGACACTCTGGAAGAAATATATTAATAGAAACGGTTTTACTTCCTATTGTTTCAACTAATAAGGGACAATTTTTGTAACCATATATATTTCCTTTGAAATTAAATCCTTCTTCAATCTCTCCTTCAATCCATCCATTATTTCTTAATGTGCCTAAGGCTTCATCTGCGGAACTATTGAAATGTAAGCCGTTTATAATATATTCCTTTTGTTCTTGTGCAAATAAAGGTTTTAGGACTATAAATAAAACCATTAATGATAAATACTTTTTCATAATTATTGCTTCTATCGTTGAATTACTATATGTTTATCGGGTGTAAATGTATGAAATTAATATTAAAAATAGAACAGTATAAGTGTTTTTGAATTAGAAAGCCCTGCCATTGGGGAAAAATAGCAGGGCTAATTTTGTGTTTGTGCGTTTTTAGGACGTTCTCTTCAAATTGAGATGTGAAAAAGATTAGTTTCACTATGAAAACTTTAGAGATTTGTCGTGCTTCTCTTTTACACATTAAATATTTAAGATAAGGATTATTTTACACGTTTATATTTGGTTATGATTGTACCACCTGTAATTGGGTTCTTACTTTTTGCAGTGAAATTATTCTCTGTGATTTCTGTGATTTCAACAGAGAAAGTCAGACCAAAACCCGAAGTGAAATTGAAAATATTTCCTTCCATAGTCCATCTTCCCGAATCACTACCATTATCGTTTCCGTTCCAGTATGTTCCGTCTGAATTAATCTTGAAGATTGATGTAAATTCATCTTCATCATAACCTGTTGAACTTTCAATCACTTGCCACCATCCAATTATCATTTCACTGTAGTTCTTATCACCATCATCATTTGTTTCATCATCATCGCTTGAACAACCAACAAACAAACTGATACTAAACAGCATTGCCATCAATGCGAATAAATTTAACTTTTTCATAATCTTAAAAATTAATGATTAATAATGATTTTATTTAAAAATAATTTTATTTTAAATCTAAATTGAGACTTGTTTAAATTGAAAATAAAATGCCCCTTATTTTTTAAATTAATTGAATGTAATTGCTTGTTTTTTGTGAGTATATACAGATTGTTCTCGTCTATGGATAGACCATAAATGCTAGCAATAGGAAGCAGTTCTACTTCTTCTATGAAGTACACGTAATCAAAATCAACGTCTAAATCTAAGTTTAAACATAGATATTGAAGTTGTTCAAAGTTCTCTAAATAGCTTTGTCTTGGAATTAAACTTGCTATTTTTCTTGCTTCTCTAGTAGTCATATACTCATTGATATTGCCGCACAAAAAAGTGCGGAACTATACTGACACGGATAGGAGGGTACTAGCAATAACCACGAACCACAATGTAAGCAAGTCCGCACCCATATCGCATACAGTTAAGTATATACAATGAGTACGGACGCTTAACACGCTGCGGTTCTGATAGTTCAAATTGCTAGTTTTACCTATCCACAGTGTTAAACGTCTATTAACGCATAGCAGATTTCTCCCTGCTACGGTACAAAGATAATAAAATTTAAATATTTTCACAAAAAAATAGCCCGATTAATTTTCGGACTTACTCTTTCTTCTTCTTTTAGCTTCAACATTTTGTTTTATCAACTTCTCTCTGTTCTTCTCGTAGTATTGTTTCTGATATTCTTTATTTGCTTTGGCTTGTCTTTTGTAACGTTGCAAAATCTTGAAGTCTACAAGATGTGTGTTATCAGATGTATATGCTTCTTCAATTCTAAAGTCTTTATTGTATATCTTTCTGTTTCTTGTTGTAACATAGTAAGTATATGCAGTATCAATATGCTTTGCATACAATTCTAATTTAATAATGCTATCAGCAACTTTTTCAATCAAACAATAATCAATCATTTCGTGTATTATTTCATATCTCAAATTATCATCTTCAATGTCTGCTATATCATCAATATTGATGTGATTGAATGCGATTGAAGTATTCATATTAAATAATATCTGTTCAATTTCGGCTACTTTATTGGTATAATCATTCAATTTCTTTTCTAATTCTTTCTTCGTGGTATCTAATTCCTTTTCAATTATTTCGCCATCTTCTTCGCTTATTTTTTGCATAATAATTCGCTTATTCAATAGAGTATAAGCCTTGTTATTATTCTCAATATCAATGTTTATTTTTTTAATCTTCTGTTTTAAAACTTCAATTTGCGTTTGATATGCTGTCTTATCTTCTTCTGTTTGATGCAACATCTGACTAATTTTCAATGTCATTGCAAAATTCCATAAAATTGTATCAGCTAAATTGATTGATATTTCTGCGTTATTGCATTTTTCATTATCATTTGTGCACTGATAAACAGCTTTGTTTAGACGTGCAACATATACTCGTTCGCAATCTGCACATTTAAGCAATGATTTGCAATAATATATGTTTTTTACATTCGTCTTTGGTTTAGTTTTTGCCTGTTCCGACATTTCAACAGCCTTGTCAACCATTTCTTTTGTTACGATTGCAGGGTACAGATTTGTACTTGCTTTTCTACCTTTTTGTCTAACTGTACTTTGCAATCCTGCATAAGCATAATTTTTTAATATTGTATAAGCGAATGTAAATGCAGAATGTCTGTTGTCATAATCAATTATTCCACGTTCTTGCAGTTCATCTGCTAATTTATATATGCTTGTTTTACCTTTTAGATATTCATTGAACATATATTTAACAATCGCTGCTTCTTCTTCATTAATGATGATTTTCTTTGTTGATGGTTCAACCGTATAACCAAATGGCAACCATCCACCAACATAGCGACCTTCTTTTCTTCTACTTTCTTTTGTGCGTTTAAATCTATCTAATTTGTTTCTCATTTCTGCATCTGCTAATGCTGCAAACATACTAAATTGCATTTTTGAAGATGGATTGAGTGAACCGTCTGAATTTAGCAATTCAATAAAAGGTTTTGCAATAATTAGTTGAATCTTTCTATCCGTCAAAAATTCAAGTTCATCGAACAAAACTTTTTCACGTCTACTTATACGGCTGATTTCCCACGCAAAGACACAATTAATTGAAGAATCATTTTTTATCATATCTTCCATTTCTTGAAGTCCTTGTTGTTTTATTTCAATTGCATCTTTTTCTTCGCTTGTTTTTGCGTATCTTCTTTTCAATGCACTTTCTTGCTTGCAGATTGCAATAATATCTTCTTCAACGTAACCTTTGCTCAAAGCAAGTTCAAACAGTTCTGATTCCTGTTCCCTCAATGATAATTCTTGTTTCTTTGAATCTGTTGAAACTCTTACCAATAATATACATTTTGCCATAACTCATTGATTTTTAAGATTATGGTGCAAATATATATAAAAAGTTTTAATGTACCTAATTTATATACATACGTTTATATCCGAAAAAATGGCGACATCAAGTCTACCCGTGAAATAGAGCGTATCGGAGCTCATGCGCGCGGCTATAACGCTCGTTCGATTGGCATCTGTTATGAAGGTGGGCTGGATTGTCACGGTCGTCCCACCGATACCCGTACCGAGTGGCAGATTCATTCCATGCGTGTGCTCGTTCTCGCGTTGCTGCGTGATTATCCCGGTTGCCGTATCTGCGGTCATCGTGACTTGAGCCCCGACTTGAACGGAAACGGGGAGATAGAGCCGGAAGAGTGGATTAAGGCGTGTCCGTGCTTTGAGGTGAAAGAATCCGACTTCTTCTCCGGTCAAGAGTAG